AATCGGACTGTATCTTATATCCTTTGCGTTTTAATTCAAAGATAACTGCCGATAATCTCAGGCTATTAAATTTCGTTAGAGCCTGGATTGGTGTCAATGTTTTGCCCGAAAGCAAGTGGTTCAAGATGCGTTGTTTCTGTGTCATTGTTATTGATTTGGGTTAAAAATACTGGTTTGTCTAAAAGGTTTTGATATTTTTCTATGAATAATAAAAGGTCTTTGTATGCCTCTTCGTTATACCAAGCGTAGTGGTATACTTCAGCTAACAATATTTGCCTTTCAAATGGTAGCAATTCTTTCATTAACTCTTTTTAATTGTTTCTTTAATTTTGTTAAATTCGTCTAAAGTCTTTATGGCATTGATTTTCAGGGCAGCCTTTACTTTTTGGTCTTCGGTAAACTTTGTCTTATCTAACTGCTCAATCAAAAATGCTTTTTGTCCTTCGCTTACTTCGTCTTTATGCTCATTAGTAGCGTCTGCATCTTTAGTATCATCTATTGCAAACAATCCATTAAGGGCATACTTCCTGGCATAACTACTTGCTGCTCCGGTAATCTGCGAAGCATCCATTCCTTTTTTGTTCTCCTCTTCACGAGCAAGACCCGTGCAAGTAATGTTATCCTCTCCGTTACTTAGACAAGCAGTAGCTTTTACATAAACTCTACCGCCTACTTCTATTACTTCATCGCTTAACATTAAAGCGTAGCCGTATTTATGGCAGATAGGCTTTGCAGCTTCGATAATATCTTCTGCACTTCGGTACTTGTATTTAGCAAAAGCGTTGAATTGGTTTTTAGGTGCTTTTAATTCCTGTTGGATTTTAATTAGGCTCATTGTTATTTGTTTTAGTTATTGTATTAATTGGTTCTGCTGATTGTTGAAAATTAGGTGAACTTTCTATAACTTCCCAAGATTTAATTTCACCACAACAAGAACAAGGTTTAGCATTAACAGGTATAAATCCAATAGATTTTTCGCCCCGATTAATCCATCTTACTTCTACTAATTGATTTTCATATTTAAAAATATCTCCAAGTTTTGCGGTCTTCATATTATTTGTTTTGTATGTCTATTGAATAGTGTTCTAAAATTTCGATAATAGGTTCTTGTCTTTTCTTTAGGCTTACAAAGTACTCGTATGCCTGTGAGTATTCTAAGTACATACTCATACTATCGTATTTGTTATCTACTAAAGTATAGTAGAAAATCGTGCCGTCTGGCTTAGTTTCTTTTACAAATTCAATCTTCATATACTTCGTTTTTTAAAAGTTCAAGTTCTGCATTGTTTTCTACCCAACGAGTAAACGTGTAATCGTCATCTTCGTAATCGTAGTTTTTAGGCAATAAGGCAGGGTCATAAGGGTTTGATGTACTCCTATCCCCGTCGATTAATATGTTCCCGTATCGCTGATATTGGAACATTTGGTAGGTGGTTAAGTGTGTCATTTTGTGTTTTGTTTACACAAATATACAACAATGCACAATACAAAGTGCAAAACTATTAAAATATTTTAGAATTATTTTTGCAACAATGTTGCATTTGTACTTAGAAACGTACAAAATAACGTACAAAGTAAAGCTAAAACTTGCCAAAGTCGGTAGTAAAATGCAGCCAAAAGTAGTAGTATTACTACCTTTTTTTAATTAATCTAAGAAGATTTTAAGTGTTTTACCCCCGTCTTGAAAGGATAGTTCTATTGATTTGAAGTCGCCAAGTTCTTGGTATAAAGTTAATATCCTACCTATTGGGCGGTCATTCGTTGCGTGGTTAATTACTTCTAATCTTGTGATGTCTGGTTTGGTTTCGTTTTCCATTTTATTACCTTTAAACTTTATAAATTGTATACGGATAGTATTCTACGCAGTAAATCTTAACTACATCTATATTAGTTATTTCTTTATCATATTGTTTTATTGTATATGAATAAGAATAATAACCTTCATAATCATCAGGGTATTTTGTATCATATGGGGTAAATCCTAAGCATTCAGCTTGTCCTTTATCTACACCATAATACTCATCTAAGCCTTCTTTAATTGCCTTAAAAGATGAAGCAGATAGTATAGGCTTATACTCATTTATAGCTATGTATGTTACTTTTACTCTTGTTGCCATAAGTTTTCCCATTTTATAATAAGTTGCACTTTAGAGCAACTTTTGAAAATAAAGCTTGTCAGAACCCCCGTAAGAATACTCAGGTAAGTAAAGCCTAAACCCACACGAGATTAGGTTATTAGCTGAAGGGAAGTTATCAAGTGTTGTGTATGTAATAGCTATATGGCAAAAAGTAGAAGCTGCTTTTAGCCTCGTTTTAATCATTCGTCTTTGTATGCCTTGCCCTCTATAATCTTTATGCACCCACGCCCTGTTAAATATGCAAATGCCCTTAGAATAAATTGAGCCGCAATAAGCAACAATTCGGCTCATATCGTCAAGCATAACCCACCACTCACGATTGAATTGGAACTCATCAGCGCAACCCTTGAAGTTTGGGTTGGTGTAATCTAATTCCCTTAATTGCTCGTAGGTATCTCGGTCTAATATATTGCCGAAGCTAAATATCTTTTTGAGGCGCATTGTGTATCTGTTCAAGTTTGGTTAAATATAAAATAGCATCTTGCAGCTCTTCCTTTAGATGCGTTATCCATTGACCCGTGTTTAAATCTGTTCTGTCCATTGTTGTACCATACTTTGATTTGCCTACAAGTTCACGCCTACGCATATCTTCTATTACTGCCGATAATATTTTACTATCCATTTATTTGTCTGTTTTGCTATGTATCTTAAAACAAGTTTTGCACTTGTATAATATCTTCTTTACTCCTGTTGCAGTTGTGCGCCTCATTTGTATTATTAAGTCATCGCTTCCACATTCAGGGCAAGTGCCTCGGTCTTGTCCGAATATAACTCCGTAATGTGTTTTAGCTTCGATGTGGTTTTTAAGTGCGTTAAATACTTGCTCTAATAACACTACGTCCTTCTGGCAGTACTTAATCATTTTAGCCATAGCCACTTTGTCCTTATGCAGAACAATGTCTTTCCATAAACTATATTCGGTCTTTATCTTAGTGCCAATGCCTAAGTAGTCAGCTATGTAATTAAGCTTGTTGCTATTAAATCTAAACTTTTGACGTGCTACTTTTAACGTGTCGATTGTTGTATAAGAAGGGAACATTTCTATTCCGTGAAATAAACACCTGGTTCTAACCCACGGCAAATCAAACTTGTCTCCATTATGTCCTACTAATTCCGAAGCGGTATTGGCTACCTCTACAAACTTTTGAAGCATCTTTTTGTCGCATTGTTTACTATCCCATTCCAAATGGTAAACTTCTTTCTCATCTTCCCATTTGTAACATATACAAATGATTGCCCGTTCTTTAATAATGCTTTCGGTAGAGATGTTTAGTTTGTAACCTGCACTCCAGAAAAACCCGATGTTCGGACTTGACTCCAAATCGAAGTAGAGGCGTTTGCGTTTTGATTTTAGCATTTTTTATTTTTGGCTGAATTTATCTATTGTAGTAGTACCCATTGCAGCTATGCAAATAACCATTACGGCATCTACAAGTTTATCCGAAGGGGCAATTTCTTGATGCGTAAAGCTATTAGCTAATAAGGTAATACAGATAAATAAAGCCGATAGTAAAGCAATAACTCGCTTAGTAGACACGCTACCTCTTTCGTCTGATAATAAATTGGCTAACCATTTCATAGTATTAATTTAAGGTGTGAAGTATAATTTTGACTCAGATGCTCTACGCTTTGTAAGACCTGCAAGTTCTTTACCCCCTGCACGATTCCATTTTTTAAATTCTAAATCTATTGTTGGGTCGTTAGGGTTAGCGTTTACCTTCTTTAATAAAGTAGAACTCTTAAGGTTTCCAATACCTGCGTTATAGGCAAAGCTTGTAAGGGCTGCAAACTGATTAGGGGTAACTGAACTTTTAACTAATGGAGCAACCTTATCAGCAAACTCTTTAGCTATAATTTCAAATAACTCATTTGCTCGTTCTTGGGTAATCTTATCGCCAGGCTTTACAGGTTTACCATCTTCAAAAAAAGTATTCCCGTAGCCGATTGTATCTTTTGCAGCACTGCATTTATAAGCTATCAATTTGCAGCCTTCGTAGAATTTAATTAGG